GCAAAGTTAAAGGAAACCATGTTACGTACCTCCTCAGTTGTTGGTAGGTCTCCACCACCAATAGCAGCTGTAACATTTGTACATCTTAAACTATTAATAACATTTTGATTGATAGTGTCTGATGGTCCCTTAACGTCAAATCTCGTTGTACCAAATTGAGTGATAACATTTACACCAACATTAGATGACTTACCCCCACCAATTCTATATTGTACAAACAACGTAGTATTTGGTTTTACAGTAACACCTAAACCAATATTATTTTGATAATCTTGAATTCTTAATGGTACCCCTGTTCTACTGAACTCTTGTAGTTGTTCCTCAGGTGTTGTTGTACCACCACCAAAAGTAATCTTACAATACCCCTCAGGTGTAAACTCAGATACGAACCTGTTTTCAGTTTCAATGTACTTACCAACTTTAATACCTGGTTGGTCCGAAGGCTTTGTAGGGTCCTCAACAAATATTCTACTCTCAGCCAATGCATCCACCTCGTACCATTTATCAGGTGAATTGATAAATTCACCATAAAGTGGTGGTGATTGATAACTAGTACCATCTTTTTGAATAATAGCATTAATACTAATAACATTTTTCTCAGGTAAGAAAAATTCAAAGAATGGTCTTACATCACTATTACTGATAACCTTTTTAAATGTTTTTGTTAAACCATTAACAACAACCTCTCTTTTAGTAATAGTATAATTAATAAGTCTATTGTTAGAATCAAAGTTAGGAATCTTAGTTCTGTTTGGATAACCATCACTATTGTATTGAGAACTAAAGTCGATGTCGTTTGGATTTTCAAATACCTGACCTGCACCAATAAATTGTGAACCCGCTCTCATAATACCCAAGTATCTTTCATCCTCTTGGTCACCCAATGCTGGTACCGTAATTGAAACGTCAACCAAAGCAATTGATGGTCTATTACCAGGTATCTTTAACCCGTAGGTTCTGGCTATATTATATATTGAAGATTTTTGTTGTGCATATTGTAAGACCGTTTCTTGAATACTACGGTCCATGTGATAATGTAAGTTATCACCAATCGCAGCATTTAAATCCATAAACACAGAATAAATTGATGCATCATTAAAATTAGCAATCAGTTCAGGGTAATACTGTTGAGTATAGTTTACCAGGTCCTGTCTTAACCCTGCGAAATCTCTTTCTGTGTATGATATTCTACGATTAGCCATATACTATTAAATATTAATTATTACGAAATCTTTAGATGAAAATGTTCCATTAACTATAGAATAATCTATTCTCAATTTCGCAGTGTACTCTTCAGTCCCTCGTCCTGGTATCTTAAAGATTTGGTTACCCAACTCTTCATAGTTAATTTCACCAGGTAATGGTTCAGAGTCTAAATATGGCTCAACAGTGATATTGTTTATTTGTAAGTTTGGTATGTATTTTTCAACCGCTTGTCTGATATCCGCTTTAATAGAATCAAATGTTGGACCATCTAATGGTTCAAAAATAAACTCATAAATTCGTGTGCCAAAATCAGGTAAATAATACCTACTACCTTTACGAGTTAATATTAAGTGTAACAAATCCGCCCTAATCTCATCCTCAGAAGTTTGAGTTAAGGTTACGTAGTCTCCACGTTCACTATCCCTAAATGGGAAAAATACACCATATGTTTTACCGTCTGCCATATTCCATAAATATAATCACAGGTTATTTTATCTAAACCCATAATAAAAAAGGTCAGACGTATCTGACCTTTTTTCCCTTCCTTAACCTCAGAAGATATTTTGAGTTTTCATTTCTTCTGATATTTTATCTATTATCCTTCACATGCCACACAGTGAAGGTCATTCAATCCCAACTTCTTTCTTGCGAAAGCTTGAGCTGAATTCATTGAGTGTTGGTAGTATAATGTCTTAACTCCCAACTGCCAAGCTTCAATAAGAAGTTTGTTAACATCCCTTGTCGGCATGTCAGGTGAAATCATTAAGTTTAATGACTGTGATTGGTCGATATAATCTTGACGAACCGCAGCTTGATTAATAATTGATGACTGATTAATTTCAGCAAAAGTTCTAAAGACTTCTTTCTGTTCATCACTCAAAAAATCTAAGTGTTGTACTGAACCATCGTTTTGTTTGATACTGTTCCAAACTGCCTTGGTATTTTGACCTAACTCATCTAATAACTCTTTAAGAACAGGGTTCTTAATGGTTACCTTCATCTTAGCAACATCCTTCACATAACAGTTGGACCAAATAGGTTCAATTGATTGTGATACTTGACCTAAGATAAACGCTGAAGATGTCGTTGGTGCAATAGCGTTCAACGTAACATTTCTTCTACCGTAACCTTTTAAGTATTCAGGTTCACCAAACATTGTCGCCAATTCTTCAGATGCTTTATAAGACTTTTCTTTGATAAGTTTAAATACCTCAACATTCAACCTTGCAGTGTCTCTTGTGTCAAATGGTAGACCTCTCTTTTGCAGAAGTGAGTGCCAACCCAATACACCAAGACCCAACGCTCTTTGTCTCTTAGCGAAGTTGTAAGCTTTCTCCAAGTAGAAGAAACCTCTCTTACCTTCGATAGTTCCGTTATCTCTGATGTCCTCAATCTTAGTTAAGAATTCAGTTACAACAGCATCTAAGAACATAGTCATAGTCTCAACCGCGTCTGTGTCTTTCCACTCATCATAGTGAAGAACATTCATTGATGACAATACACAAACAAATGACTCTTCTTCAGAGTTGTGAAGTGCAATTTCAGAACATAAGTTTGAATTGTAGATTGTAGCTCCTTTGTCTTTATAAACATCTACAGTCTTGTTGTTCATTGTGTCGTGGAACATAATATATGGGTAACCAATCTCCCCACGTCTTTGAATAACTTTAGCCCAAATTGCTCTCTTTTCATCATCACCTGCAATCATTTCTTCCATAAACTTGTCAGTCACAGTAACTGCGTGTGTCAAATCTTGAATAGGGAAACCCTCAGTACCAATCTCCAAGAACTCCATAATATCAGGATGTTCTACAGGAAGATAAGGTGAGAATCTACCTCTACGTGTTGAACCTTGTGAAATGTTATCAACAACACTCTCAAATAAGTTCATAAAGTGTACTGAACCAGGTGCGTGACCATTGTCAGTAATTTCAGCACCTCTTTCTCTAATGTTACCAAAGTAACCTGAGGTACCTCCACCCATCTTACTCATTTCACCGACCTCAGCCTGTGTATATAAGATTGACTCGATGTTATCTCCGATGTTAGACCCGAAACAACTTACAGGTAAACCTCTTCTTTTTCCAAAGTTTGCCCACACTGGTGATGATAAAGAATACCATCCTCTACCCATGTAGTCGTAGAATTTATCTGCAAAACCCTCGATACCTAACAACTTTTCTGCATGTTCAGCAATTGTTCTAATTCTTTCTAAAGGTTCTTCACCTTCACTTAAATACCCTCTTTGTAGAAACGTTACCGATTCTTCATTAATCCAATCAAAAGGTTTTCTATCTTTCATATTAATTTTTTATTATTGTTTTTTTTAAAATAAGTCGTTTGACGTAATTGATTTTGATTTCTTACTATAGTTAATACTTCTTTTGTTGAAGAAATCTGTGTGTTTGGTAGTTAGAATTTCATCGTCAAACCATTCTGTTGTTTCTAACAAAGGTTCTCTGATTTCAAAAATACTGTCAATACCAATAGAGTTTAATGATATATTAAATCTATTTTTAATAAACTCCATTGTCTCAGCTTTTGTCAAGAAATCTAAATCTCCCTTTTCAAAAATCCAATCTACAATCTCACTTTCCGCTTCATACGCCTCCATTGTTGCGTTTACCAAATCATCTTTTAACTCTTCTGTCCACCATGATGGGTTTTCTTCTTTGATTAGATTTACCAAATCAAATCCAAACTCAGCATGAATATTTTCCTCTTTTGATGTTGCCTCAACCGCATTACTAATACCTTTTAACATATTTTTATGTTTGTTGAAAGACAACATAACTAAAAATTGTGAGAATAATGATACGTTTTCTACGAACATTGAGAATAATACAACAGATTCAAAGTATTCTTTGTTTTCAACTGACTTAGAATTTGATATAGATTTTTCTAAGTATTTAATTCTTCTACGAATTGCTGGTACTTGTAATAAGTTTTCAAACTCATTATTAAGACCTAACAATTGGATTAAATGTGAATACGCATCTGCGTGTCTAACTTCAGACTCTGCAAATGTTGCACCAACATTTCCGATTTCAGGTTTTGGCATTCTTTTGTAGATATCACCCCAAAACGTTTTAACCGCAACCTCAATCTGTGAAATTGCCAACATAGCTCTTTCAACTGCTGATTTTTCTTTTTCACTTAAGTGAACTTTATAGTCCTGAATATCTGAAGTAAAATTAAACTCAGTATGTACCCAATATGAATGACGAATAGCATCGACATACTCATTTAAACTTGGGTAGTCATAAGGTTTAAGGTTTACTCTCTTTGCAAAAATGTTTGGTCTATGTTTAGAACGATAAATGATGTATTCTTTAGCAATCTCATTTAAACCGTTATCCATTAGTTTGTTCTCCACCATATCGTGAATTTCATCAACATGTGGAACATTATCTTTATTATTTCTGAATAGAGCTTTTGTAGATATTCTTGCGATTCTTTCCGCAGCTTCTTCATCTACTCTATCTATACTTTCCATAGCACTTAGGATTGCCCTTTCAATTTTTTCTGTTTGAAATGGGACTTTATCTCCGCTTCTTTTAATGACATAACGAATGTCTTTACTTACCTGACTAATTAAACTTTCCATAATATTTTCTTTGTATTTTATTTAATGTTTGGAGTTTGATTGTTGTTGTTAGAATTTTCTCTATTCTTACGTTTCTCCAATAATTCTTTGATACGGTCTTTGTTTCTTTCTTCTTTTTGTTCTTCTAAACCTAAGAAAGTAACACTTGATTCTGTATCGATTTCCATCATCTCGTTGTCGAACTTACAATTTTCAAACACGATACCGTCTTTACCAATACGAGATTTGGTGATTGCGATTGTAGCCAAATTCATTTCTTTCTGTTGTAATGATTTTGCAACAGAAATAATTACGTGACCAACTTGTGCTTTTTTGATAGAACCACCCATTTGGTCAGTCGTAACCACCTCTGATGAAATAGAGGAACGGTTACCTTGTGTTGCAGTCCATCCAACAATGTCTAACTCATGACACATCGCTTCAAAACCTCTCATTACTGAACCTTCACTTTTCCATTCGTCCCCTAAATTTTTATCAGGAACGACACAATCAATATAATCCAAAACAACCATATCTATCTTATTACCTTCAGCAATCATTTTACGAATCTGATTTTTAATCTGATTCATGGTTAATGTGTCTGACGGTAATTTTTTTAAGACCAGTCTATTTGAAGCATTTTCCTTAATCTGTCTTACTTTATTTAAAACATCTTCTTTATGTAATGACAGATTGTCAGGAGCAATCTTTGTCCACATAGTGAAGTGTTTTCTTTGGATAATTTTAGGATTGTCCTCAAAGAATATCTGTAACACATTGTAACCCAAGTTAAATGCGTTGTTGGATATCTTACTTAAGACCGTTGTTTTACCAACACCAGTAGGTGCCAGTATTACTCCAATCTCACCTTTTGCCAACCCACCTTTTAGTAGGTTGTCAATACCGACAATACCCATCGGAATCGGGTGACGGAAATCGTCATCCAAAACCTCATCCAAATTAAAGAAAACATCTGCAGTTCCAGAATCAACTTCACCTACCTGTAATGCTTCACGAACCATCTCTTCTAAGTGGTCGTATGACTCAAAATCACCTTTGTCGATAATCTTTTGAGCTTTGGTCATTACCTTCTGAAGTTCTTGTTGTTTACAGAACTTTAAAGACTTCTCTTGAACGTATTGGTGACCCTCGTTTGAAGCCTCTTTTACTTGCCCAATCATATCCAGGACCATTTTTTGAGCCATTGGAGATGTTACTTCGGACTTTGTAATCTGTTCTAAAGTTGAAAATGAAGGAGTGTGTTCGTACTTCTGATAGTACTCCTTCGTCATCTGCATGATTAACTTAAAATATTGATTGTCAAAGTACTTTGGTTCGAGAACATCTACGATAGAATTCGCAAAATCCTTGTATAGGATAATGTTGTTAAGAAGTTGTAGTTGAAATGTGTTTCCGAGGTATCCAAAATTCTTTTCTTTTGACATAATTTATTAAGCTTTAATCTTTGTGTGTAGAATATAAATATGGTTAAACTAGTTGATAGTCCATGTAGGTGTAAGATAAATTTTCCGATGAAAAAATGTCAGTCAAGTCGCGAAGCAACTTTTTTAGGTGTGGGCGTACGTCTACGGTATATCTTGTCTTTGGAGGGTATACCTTTGCGTCCCATATTCTATGACAAATTGTCTCATCTCCTATCCTAATATAGACATTAAAATTCTCAGGACCGTCCGTGTTTGAGGTGTCCAAAATGTCAGGATTTGAAAAAATTTGTTCAGCATTATCGTTAAGATAATTCAACGCTTTAGTCTTTAAATCTTTCTGAATGTTCTCAGAAAGAGACCTTACCAAATTGTACAAATCAACACTAGCTCTCGCCTTAGGATTGTACCCCCTAACATTGAAGTATCTCTGTACTACAATGTTGTCATTAAGTGTTAACAAAAACTCTAACTTTGTAACGTCACTTTTTTCTTTCATAATTTTCTTTTTTTGTTTTTAAATCTTCTTTTTTCTTTACGAGTAAGTTTCATAAAAGGTGTTAAAAATTCTACCCAAGCATTGTCATGTTTAGGTAGGTACTTAAAAATTCCATCACTCATCATCATCCTCATTAGGTTCTTATATCCTCTACCATCGGGGTCCAAATTTTCTTTATGGTAAAGTTCAATAGTCTCCTTTGACTCTTCAGTTAGCAATGGTTTGGACAAATCTACGAGTTTTTTGTTAATATCAAAAAATTCTTCACCAAAAACCCCTTTTCTTGTTTTACCCGATAAAAGGTTTTGTAATGCTCGATTGTCTTTGTCCGTTTTGTGTAATTCCTCAGCACGTTGTTTAATATCGTCAACAGATACCGTATTATCAACTATGTCAGGAAATAATTTAACAAATGTCTTTTCACCCATATATTGAATACCGTCAATATTATCTGATTTATCACCAGATATAATTTTAAATGTTGCAATATTACTATGGGGTATTGAGATGTCTTTTAGAGGTACCAAATCTCCGTTCTTAAGAGTTATCTTCTTCATGGGTTGGTACACCTCAACATTCTCTGAGATAAGTTGTGTAAGGTCTTTATCTGAAGAGAATATGGTTTTGTACTCGTCTTCAGATATTTGACAATAGTATGCAATTAAATCATCACTTTCAGTTTCTTCTATGGATACCTGACGTATAAACATCTCCTCAAGATATGCTTGAATGCGTTGCATCTGCCATTCAAACGATTCTCTCTTAGATTCGTTTAATGTTTGTTTTCTGTTTTGTTTATAATCAGGGGAGATAAGTCGTCTTTGGGCGGAGTTATTTTCTCCATCCCAAAAGACGATTACTTTGTCATAGTTGTGTTCAGTTAAGAACCTTCTGATAGTATTAACGAAATGATAAATTCCACCAATATGTTTTCCTTCGTGATAGAATTCTCTAACACCGTGAAAACCTATTTTGAATAAATTATTTCCGTCTACTAATAATGTTTTAACCACGTTTATTGTGTTAAATGGTTACACTTCTTTTTCTTCTTCCAATTTGAAGTCACCCTCTGTTCCGATGACTTCCTTCCAATAATTTGCCTGTTCAGACTTATACGCCTCAATAGACTTCTTTTCTTCTGTTGAATCTTTACCAGCCAAAAATCCATGAGGTGTTACGATGATTTTACCATCTTCATAACCCAAACCATTAATATGGTTTTTCATCACAGATACTTTAGTTCTGGTCGCAAACTTAACTTTTCTCTTGTCTTTAACTGCCGTGATTTTGTTGGTACCCGCATTTTTTTGATTACCAAATAAAAATACCAAAGACGAGTTTAACCAAATAGACTCACCACCCTTAGCTTTAATCTTTGGTTGCCCAAACGGATTGTCAGGTAGTTCAACCCACGGTTGATTAACAATAACCAATGTGTTTTCATATTTTGAATCCGCTCTACGAGAACCTGAAATACGTTGGTTGATACCCATACCAATCTTATCAGCTAAAGTGGCCGCGTTGTGTTGTTTACCACCTTTACCTTCATAAGTCATTTTACACGGTACTGAACCTACAGAATCCCATAAGAACAACAAATCATATTCTAACTCACCTTTTGCTTGTGCATCTAATAGTTCGTTGATATAATCTGTGATTTGTTCAATGTATTCAAAATTGTTGTTAAAGATAAAGAATCCATCCCAATCCAATTCACCCGTTTCCTCATCAACCACTTCCTCACATTCAAAACCCATAAGTTTTGCGTGTTCAAAAGACCATTTCTGTTCTGTGATGATAAACACAGGTAACATACCTCTTCGTTGAGCATCAACCGCAGTCTTTACCAACGCAGTAGTTTTACCTGTATCTGAATGACCTAAGAACATATTTAAATGTCCAATTGCAGGACCAGGAACACCAACAGCATCCAAGAACTGTTCACCCAAATCAAAAAATCTTTGGGGTTTGTATTTTGCAGAAGTTGAGAACTTCTTTTTAATACTACTAAAATCTTTTTTCTTAATTGCCATAATCTTTACATTATAAAGATGGTGCAGACATTGCCTGCACCATCATGTTAACTTTCTTTAGAATGGTAGGTCGTCATCTACCTCAGCCGTAGCTTGTGGGTCTACTGTATCTTCAGTTGTAGAAGATGAACCACCGATAGACATTTCTGATTCCTCACCATAAACATATTTTTTCAACTCTGAATCCCAAACAGGTGTCTCACCTCTTGCGATTGCTTCCAAATACTCAACAGGTTTTTGAGCGTATACGTCTTGCCAAGTAAGTTCGTCTTCAACCCACTCTTTCATTTGACCTGCGTCTTCATGAATTGCACATGGGTCGTCATACATAACTGTTTGAACCACAGTGTACTCAATACCTTTTGGAGTTTTTGCTTTAGCCAACTCGATAATCAAATCTCTACCTTCGTTAGCATCGGTTACATCACCTTTAGCCTTCCAAATAGGGATAATTTTATCCAAGATACCTTCTTGCTTGTAGTTGTCTTTGAATCTCCAAAACTTAGGTCCGTGGTCTTCATTTTCACGGTCGATAAGTTTTACAATGTAGAATTTACGTGGACGGTATTGACGAGCCAAGTCCTTGTCTGACTCTTTACCTGTTGACATCAACTCTTCATATACCTCAGTAAGTGGAGAGCGTTCACCATCATTTTTACCTGGGTCGTAGAGTTTAGTCCACTTACCATCAATTTGTACCTCGTGGTACCACACCTCTTTAAATGGAGATGAACCGTCTGATGTTGGTAGAATACGAACTCTTTTCTGACCTGATTTAGTACCTTTAGGTAGGTACGTTGTGAAATAACGTTTTAGTCGGTCTTCTTGAGACATCGACTGATTACCACCACTATTTTTAGAGGTGTTTTTTTCGTACTGTGCCAGTACAGCGTCTAATGCATTTGCCATAGTTTCTCTTTTTTACTCTTTTTAATTTATTTCTTATTTACTCTCTTTTAAATATAACACATAAGGTGATTTAGTCAAATGGTTATAAAATAAAAAAGACCACGAATTGTGGTCTTATTATAGTCTATATTTTTTGGTTTGTCAATTACATTCCTTCATCTTCAAATGGTGTGTCGAAAGATTTTTTAATCTCACCATCACTATAGTTTTCAACTTCATCAGAAGTTAAAACATATTCATTTTTACCTGTTTTTTCCATTTCAACTTCTTTGTCTGAAAAGAAATCAGTTAATTTTTGATTGTATGGGTAACTGTCTAAACTTCTTAATTGTAATTTTTCTTCAGGAGATTTTTGACGGTATTTTTCAACCTTATGTTCCAAATCATTAATCTTTTGTAAAATTTGGTCCATATCTTCTAACTTACTTGTTAAGTCATTCAATCTATCCATCATTGTCTCCATATACTCTTCTTGCTTTGAAGACATGTCTTTTTGTGTGGTTACTAAATCAGTGATATCTAATTCTTCAGTTCCCTCATCAGATGAAACTTCATCAGACGATACTTCATCACCACCTTCCATACCTGGTTCATCAACAACCTCAACATCTGGGTCTGTATCAACATCTACAGGTTGTGGTTCACCCATTTCATCACCAGCAGGTGCTTCAGCATCACCACCTAAATCTAATGCTGGGTCGGCCGCGGGGTCTACAGGTTCTTCTTGTTCAAGAATATACTTATTGATTCTTTTATAAGACTCAATTTCTTTTAATATTTTTTTATCTACTGACATAATAATTCTTTTTAACCGTTTAAAAGAGTTTTTACTCCTT